ACATTTGAATTCAACACGATCGCTGATTTTGAAACGTACAATGCTCACGTAAGAAAGCATAATCGCTTCTGTCTTCATGAGCGAAATAAAATGAAAATAAAAGTTCCTACAGAATCATTTCACAAGAAAGTGAAGATCAAATTCCAACGTTTTGATCAGCCTGAGAATGTATTGAAAGTGCGTATTAGAAATAAAGAAATCGACTGGAAAGGTCAACTTCGTCCAGGTGGCACTTATGATCTGCCTATTCCGGTGATTAGATATCTCAATAAATTAGCTGTGCCTATCTTTGCAGAGGTGAAGAGTGATGATGGTGGGCAGAATATTACAGAAACAAAACAAGTCGGAGAAAGACCTAGATTCTCCTGCAACGTACTAGAATTCTCTTAAAGGATTATCATGAGTTCACCTGTATTAGTACAAGACGGTTCAAACGTCATACAAATCATGCGAAACGTGACTGGCCGGGTTGATAAAAATGACCCGGCCTTTACTGATGCTATTATGTATGATTATCTCAATATATTTCTGCAAGCGGAACACCCAACGGAGGTGAGATTATTTGAAGATCAAACTTGGTGGGATTTCTCTATTGACCCCAATACTGCAGATCCTATGCCTGTTAATCTGGACACTCTTGGTTACTCTACTATTGGTGGTTTGGCTTATATCAGCTATCTGGACCCGGCTCTTAATCCTAATACATTCAAGTTGTTTTGGTATGAGAATCCCGGTGATTTTTATTACCGATGGCCTTGGAATAACGTCTTCACACCACAGCAACCTACCTATGTATTGTATTATGATAACACTCTCACATTTCGCGGCCCTCCGGACCAGTCTTACAATGTAAGGATATCGGCAAACAAGATTAAGCTTTACTTCGGTGGTGGACAAGAAAATCAAGGTCAACCGGGAGTGACAGAAGTAATGCCTGCTTATCTTACAAGATATCTAGCTTACGGAGCAGCCTTAGACATTCTGAGCGATTACGGTGAATCAGATAAATACAACGAAGTATTTCCTGTTTACAGAAGATACCGTGGACAGGTCTTAGCAAGGACATGGAACCAACTTCAATCACAACGTACCGAGCCTACTTTTTAAGGAGATAATATGACTTTTAGCACAGCAGTACCTGCAGCAACAGATTCTCCGGCAATTTTCCCGGCGCAGAATCAGACAAATATGACGAGATTACAAACGATTGTACAAGCAGATCACCAATTTAATCTGACTGCAGCTGCAAATGATGGCTATCACAATATCATCCATTTAACAAGTCAATCTACTCCTGTAGCCATTGGAAGTACAGGTCAAGCTTATGCGAAGCTATCGAATGGAAGACTGCATCTTTCATATACAGATGAAGCTGGAACTTCTTATCAGATTACACCTACGATGCCGATAAGAGCGGCTGTTAACTTTACAGGAACAGGTGCTGTTGGTGCGTGCCCGTTAAACAGTGCATATAACGTCACCAGCGTAAACAAAACTGCTACAGGCGCGTATACAATTACATTTACTACAGCAATGCCTGATAACAAATATATCGTCCAGTTATGTGGGATGAGAGGTGCAACAACTAGCACATGTAATGGCTCAATTAAAGGCGATACGGTCTTAGGAAATTCAATGACAACAACAACTTTAAAGATTCAATTTAATGGAGGAACAGCCTCTTTAGATGACGTCTTGGTAGGTTGTGTAACAATATTTAGTGTATCATGACATATACTCCATTTCTTATTGCTAATTTCGCTACAGGGTTCGATAAAGAGCTACAACCTTGGCTACTGCCGAATGATGCTTTTACCCAGCTTACGGATGGTTATGTCTATCGTGGAGTTGTGAATAAGCGCGATGGATACAACGGGTATGCTATTGGTGAAGATTCAACATATTGCGAAAGCCGTATGGTTCATAAAGTGACTGCTGAAGCGTATGGAACTGGAGATGGAAGTGCGGGGCCATATACTCATACTGCCGCTAATTTACCTCTTCGTCGTGGCACAACAACGATCACTGCTGGTGCTCAATCTGCTACTGATAATAGTAATGGTGTTTTTGTCACAACTCCCGCCGGTGGTACTGGAACAATAAATTACACAACCGGTCAAATGTCGGTTACATTCAACGCTGCAGTTGCAGGTGCCGTTCCCATTACAGTAACATATTCTTATCATCAAGGGCTTCCAGTGATGGGAGTGATGAGTTTTTATCCAAAGAATAATGTCCGTGAACTTCTTGTTGTCGATACAAAATACGTCAATAAATACGATCCTGCGACTGACCGTTTAATCGATGTTAGCCCAGCATCAGCCTATAATGGAGATAACAGCGATTTCTGGGGATGGGTAAACTACGCTGCTGCAAATTCAGATCCTCGTCTACTCTTCTGCAATCGCGTTAATGGTGATGTGATACAGCAATGGAATGGAACTACTGTCACTGCTTATGCGCCTACCTTTGCAGTTGGAACACTAAACGCTCGTCAGATGTTCAATTTTTCTGGGCGATTGGTCTTATTTCAGACATGGGAAAATGGTGTGTTTTATCCAAAACGCATTCGTATCTCTGGTACTGGAGCTAATTGTGACGTTTTTGATCTTACTGCTACCGGAGCCGGATTAATTGATATCGATGATAACACGCAATTCTTCGGTGCTATACAAAACCGTAATGACCTTCTCGTTTTCACAGAGGGATCAACATGGGTTCTTAAATTCTCCGGTAATGATGTAGCTCCATTTCAATTACAACGCATTGATAATAGCCGTGGATCTTCGGCAGCCTTCTCTGTCATCTCTTATCTTAACAGAACAATGGCGGCTTCTCCTCGAGGGCTAATCTTATGCGATGGCTATCAAGTCGAGAGGATGGATGCTAACATCCCAAGATTCAGTTTTGATGACATTAACAGCAAATACTTCAATCGCTGCTTCTCAGCCTTTCTGGACGAGGATCGTGATGTTTACATGATGTACCCTTCGGTAAACGTTGAAAGACCTATCTTAGTGAACGAAAATGCGTCTGATGAGATTTTGGTGACAAACTTCGAAGAAGATAACTTTTGCGTTTATCAAATACCTCTTTCTTGCATGGGGAATTTTATCGAGACAATTGCCAAGCAATGGCAAGATCTTACCGCAGTTCAAGGTTTTCCAGATTGGAATGCATTAGCTGCAAAATACAATAACTGGAATGCATTTCCTTTCACCGTTGGAGCTCCAATCTCTATTGGTGGTGGTCATAAGGGTGAAATTTGGTCATTGAATAATACTCAAGGGCAAGACAACCCTCAGCCAATTCGAGGTATCACCATTGTTTCTAAATATGTAATTCAAGTCACGACAGACTGGAATAATTATGAACTTGGGGATTCTATATTCTTTGACGGTGTTGGTGGAATGACGGAAATAAACAGAAGACAAGGTGTAATCAAATCTATAAGTACTGCTTATAACGTATTTACCGTCGAATTTATTCAAAAATCTATCGGTGAAGATGGTATTGTCAACGCATACACTTCCGGAGGAATGGCTTCTAGATGTATCCCTCTCATCGCAACCTCTAAAAAGCTTAATCCGTGGATAAATTCTGACAAGAAAGTTAGATGCGGTTGGATGTATTTTTATGTAAGTGTCCTTGGTACCCCTTTACTTCATAAAGGGCCTGATGAAGATGGAAATGAAATTGATATCGCTGACAACGCTATCATCAATGTCAGCGTTCTCGTTGGAAATAATGAAGAGAGTGATTTTTCTGCAACTCAATTTAATTATGAAGTGAATTGTACAAACATCAACGAAGAAATCGGTAAGAAAAAATGGGTAAAAATCTGGATTAACCAAGTTGGTCAATTCCTTCAATTTCAAATGAAAAACAATCAAGCCAGCACAAACGTACAGATTCATGCGATGATGTGCGGCTTCCAACCATTGGGAAGATTGGTATGAGTTCAAACTTACCTCTATATAAAAATTTCGGCGATGAGATTAAAGAGCTATCTCCCACTCTGTCTAATCAATTGTCTCAGATGTACAGCGATATTGCTTTTGCCCTGCAACCACTTATCAAAAGAAGTGTGATCACGGGTGCTGATCCGGCGGCAGTTGCACAAAGGAACTCGTTTTTTTCTATCGGAGATATTACAATACGAACAGATACGGATTCGGCGTGGATAATGACTTCACGGACAACACCTGAAACAGTTGTTTGGACCAAAATTACATAAGGATTTTTTATGGGTAAATATGATTATGGAAAAGCCGCGGCAGGTGGATTATCCGGAGCTGTTACAGGTTCTATGTTTGGTCCGGTTGGAACAGCGGTTGGTGGAGTAGTAGGCTTTACCGCGGGATTATTCGGATCTAAAAAGAAAAAGAAGAAGAAGGCGAAGCCTGTTTCTACTCTTGATCCGATGCAGCAAAAGCTTAATGAGCAGCAGCACCAATCAATTCTTGGTGAAGGTCCGCTCGCTGATCTCTACAACTATAATCCGGAACAAGCAAACTCAGTATGTGATAAGACGATTGCTAATCCTGCTTACAGAGGATTTAAAGA